CCAGGTGTAAAACGTGGCATCGGAAATGGCATGCTTGCGGCAGAGTTCACGGGCGGGTACCCCAGCTTCGGCTTCGCGGAGAATACTGATGATCTGTTCGTCGGAAAAACGCTTCTTCATGGGGATGTCCTCATGTGGCTTATGAAGACATTACTAACATCGGGGTGTACTAATCAACGGGGAGCAGGTCAATATGAGTAACAGTCAGCTGCACATCACTGGTCTCTTAGGTCACTTCCACGCGGCGATTCGCTGCCTCATCGGCTGCTTCTAACATTTTTTCGGCCTCTCGATCTTTGGCATTGGCCTGCGGTATGGTTTTCATGGCTGCGCCCAACATACAGCGTCCCAAACAACAAAGCGACCAGCATAACGACCCCCTATAACAGCCTCAAAACTGCCGATCATTACTTGCCCTTTACTGCGGGTTGTATAACCATACGCCAGCCCAATAAGTTTATATACTGCCACCGCAGGGGTTATGGCGCCATACAACTATTGGAATAATTGCTTTCACTTAATTCGGCAACTCGCTTCAGGTCGCAACTGAAATGAAATTCTCTGGTGAGCGTTCGGAACGCGTCAAAAACCCCGTAGGTACGGGGCTATGTTCAACTTTTGAAGTATTTGATCAGTTACTTTTTGTAATTGACTGCTTTTTCTATTTCTGCGCAAGTTTGGGAATCGTAAGGGTGATCAACTATGCGATATTCGCTATGGTCCAAGAGCAGTGCTTGAGCTTGTTGTGTCAAACTTTTCAAGGCGCCGCCAACGTTGCGATAAGCTCCGATAACAGCAATAAGTGCTTGCTCTAAAGCTGTTTCCCGACTTTCAGTTTCGTACGCAGACTCGTCGGGTTCATTAAATAAGCTAAGCGGTAATTCAATTCTCTCGCCTATTTTCCAACCTTTATTCTTTAGAATATCTTGAGGGATACTTTCAGGAACATTGAAGTAGTACGAATACGCCATTTCTCATGAGTTCCCAGAATTTTCATGGATGATATTTTCATCCAATCCCATTTCATCAAGTTGATCGTCTGTGAGGTCAAAATAAACAGCTAACTTAGATTGTTGCATTCTTCGACTCCTCAATGGGTGAGGAACCAGTACAGCACAACATTAAATAGTTGTAAGCCGCTGTTTTATTTTACGTAATCGTCAACGCGTATCACTACTTCAAACATTGGGTTTTGATGTAGTCCTGCAAGTAACCGACTTGCTTCGTTACTGCGCCGATCCGCTCTCGGAGGGTGAAATATCCCGTTGAGCGGAGTCTGTAAGTCGGGCGGTGGAAGCATACCCCACGCCGCTGGTGCCGAACGCTCCGTTCGCGGGACAGGTAGCGTTGAGCTGCAACCGCTTACGGCCAGCAGCCACGTCGCGCTGAGGGTATTGCATATCCTCAACGTCATCTTTAGCCAGTTTTAATTCACGATTAAATTGGGTTAAAGATACTCATAATTATGTGACATGACTCACTTAAAAGGGTCTAGAAATTAACAATTCCTAATCTGAAACGGCCGTTTTGCTAATTCACTTCAACGCGATACACCGATTGCAGGAATTCTTGATACAGGACAGCCTGATCCTGATGTAACGAGACTTTTATGTCTCATTACTTCACTATCGAACGACAAAGACCTTGAAAGGCATCAGTATTTCGGGAAAGTAGTGGCCTCCGGTGAATAACTTTCGATGGCCTTTTCAATTTCGTCCTGAGAAGGTTCTAAGTCAGAGACGCCGATAAGATAAGGCACTCCCCTAGCAGATATATATGTAGTTATGAAAAAGGTTATTGTTCCGGATTCGCGTTTCACAAATATAGGATTAGCTCCCCTTGACCGAGTAGCTATTTTTACAACTTCACCAGACCAACCATCGCCGAACAACATGACATCATTCATAAATCTTCCTGGCACACAGGCTTTGTGGTAAACCCATCAAAAAGGAAAGGCCACGCAAAAGCGTGGCCTTTGTGTATCGCTTATCTGAGCATAAAAACGATAACATCAGGGTACCATCTGAAAATGTTAGAGTTCGGCAAAGTAAGCTGGCTTCAATAATTTAATCTGGTGTTGGCAGAATCATCGAAGTTAATTTTATGTTAACACAAAATCACTTTTACCTATCAAATAATAAGGATTGATTGAAAATAGCAATCAATATATCGTAAATGGCCTATTTTTATCAGAAAGTAGCGTGTGCAAGCTTAAGCCAGTGTAAAAAACATGTGTTTGCAGTTCATTATTCCGCTCTTTAAAAAAGTTTTTTAACAGAAAACCAAGAAAGACAGGTTAAATTTTCCTGATGATTCCATTATCTCAGTGAGTTGTACCATGATTGCCAACGATACTTATCAAGCCGCAACTGACGCAGACATTCCGCCGTCTCAATGTCCGATTGAAGATCTGCATCACTGTCTGAACCGGCATCACTTCCCTTGCACGGCTCCTGCATCAAATCCGCTGATGGAGTTGGCAGCGTCGATGGCACGCTGACGCAGCCGGACAGACTCATCATCAAAATCACAGCGGGTACGATTCGGGTCTTGAACATATTTCACCACGTCGCGGGTTATGGTTCGGTAGATGATGCGGCCTTCGTCGCTGGCCTGGGCGGCCTTCTGCTCGATCGGCTGAATCGCTTTATCAGCTTTGTCTTTCTTTTTGGCGGCCAGGGCGTTGATATGATCCGCATGGGCATACCAGCCGGAACGCCAGGAAATTGCTGCCGTTAATGATAACGACACTGCCAGCGTCAAGAAGGCGTAACGTAGTTTCATAACAGCGCCTCGGTTGCACGTATGTATCGCTCCCGGCGGTCTTCCAGCCCGTTCTGCCCGCCATTAATAATCTGCGTAACGCGCAGCACATCGCCCGGATATTTAAGGCAGCCTTTGCTGGTATAGAACCATGCTGCAGAGCGCGCTGCGGTGGCGTCTTCGGAAAACAGTTCCGGCGTGCTCACAAGGTCAAGTTTCAGCGCGGCGCCGCAATCGCGGTAATTCTCGAGCCCGGTAATCTGGATTAAGCCGCGTCCGCGATATTTCCAGCCATCACCCGGGGCGTTATTACCGAGGCGCTTGCTGTAAACCAGATTGGCGATCGCGCGCTGACGCTCAAGGGGCAGCACCTTTTCATACGTGCGGCGGCCTAGTATGTTGGCCTGATCCTGAGTTAAACGGCCAGCCCGGACAAAACCCTTCAGCCCTGCGATGCTGTAGTTGAAGCTCTCCTCCAGCCTGGTAAATCCGGTGCTTTCATGACCGACCTGCGCGATGAACATTGCCTGATCGACCGGCGCAGTGATGCCGAACTCGCGCATCGCCGCATCAATGTGCGGGAACCAGCGCGCAGTTAAGCCGGCGCTTAAACCAGCCGCCTGCTGAAATTGTTGGTTCATTCTGGCCTCAGTATCTGAAACAGGCGCGCCACGTTGCCCCGGGCACGGAACACGGCGGCGCAAATGATTAAGTTGATGATGACCGACGCCCAGTGTGTGTGGACGTAAAAGTCGAAGAAGTAGCGGAACGGTACGGACGCATACGCCAGGATAATCAGGTATGCCAGCCACGATGCCCACCAGCGATGACGGGCACCTGGCTTACGGAATAGCATCAGCCTCAGCACAATGGCCGAGCACGTCGCCACATTGGTCAGTACCAGCGGATCACTTATTACCATTGGCTCCCCCTCTCCACCGCTGGAACCACTGCGCAGGGTCTTGCTGGCTGGCGAACGTCAGGATTTTAATCGTCAGCGCAGAGAGGATAACGGCCCCCAGTGCATCAAGCGGCTTGTCGCTGTATTCCGTCCAGCTGGCAAGCTTGGAGCCCACCAGTCCGGCACCGTAAACGCCAGCGATATACGAGACAACGAAATAGGCCGCGCGTCTGATCAGCGTCAGGTCTGCCGCGGTGGCAACATAAAAGACCGCACCGGCAAACGCGCCAAAAATTACACCGTAATCTGTGCCGGTCAGCAGTCCGTAGATGCTTGCACCAGTAAGCGCAGCCCCTGTCGCGACAGTTCCCGAAACCGGATCGGACATTTAGCCCCCTCTATATGCTGTGCATCCTCTCTGAGCGAGGGGAAATGTGAACGGTAATTAATATAAGGTTACGCGGATATATTTGATGATGATTTTTATATTGGATACATTCAATAACAAAAAGGCCACCTCTCGGCGGCCTATTTAAAAATTAGTTACTTTAATTAGATAGTCTGGACCTAATCTTTTCAACCACGGTTTCTTTAACAGCATTACATGCTTCGAAATAACTATTATTACCGCTATTCAGTGGAACTTCTACGCGGCGACCACCCGGATATATTTCAACATTGATGCTGCGCCCTTGCTGATACATTCTAATATCAACACTTTCCCAAGAACCACCTTTAGTATCGGTGTTAACTACAGTTTCTAGAGTAAAGGTTATAGAATTTCTTGCATCAAGGGCTAGTTCATTTACAGGTTGATGTCGAGTAAGTCCCTGTTCATTACAGCTAGTTACTTTGGCGAATTGATAATCTTTTTGACCATCTGACCAAGTCTGCCTACCTGTAAATAAGGAATCCCTGTATTGCGTGAGAAACTCAGCTGCTTCATTACGCAGAAGTTGTGTCAGACCATTAATTTTATCGTCAACTTCTTTTCTTACCTGAACGATATCGTTAAATGTGATATGCATCATTCGTCACTCTCTGGCTTGGGGAGATAGAAGCATCTCATTACCTAGAGAAAGTTTGAATGTCATAAAGCTGGATTTTTGATCGAAGCTAAATTTTATACTGCAAATGTAAGAACCCGCTGCAGTGAGCGGGTTCTGAACGGTGGATACACAATACCCATCCTTAGAAAAATCCTACCCATTTTTTTTGAATTTAGCAAGCATCGTGTCGCTAAAATGTTTAATCAGGATTCTATCGTGTGACTTCTCGCAGCATTTTTTCCGCGAATGCTTCTTCCTGCCAGCATTTCGTCACCAGCAGATTAATGACGTCAGCAAACCCGCTGTACCACTGGTAATCGGTCATATCAGGCACCAGCACCTGCACCTGACGGCGCGCCAGAGTGGTGGGAAGACGTGCAAACCCTTTACCGCCACATCGTTCACACAGCTTTTGCACCGGCACGCCGTGTAACTCGGTACGCTTACGGTCAAGCGCCATTCCCCGTCCCGAGCAGTCCCGGCAGGCCGTACTGATAACTCCCTTCCCACCGCAGTGCTTACAGAGTTCTTCCACTTCCTCTATCTTCATATCGCTCCAGATGGTGAACCGAAGCCAAACAGCGAATGCGTTTATAACTGCGAAGCGATAAATGCGTGGATTGAAAGACAGGCTGCAAAACAGCTTGGTGCTGTTTTGTCTGGAAAGGCTTAAGCTATGGTGCGCTCTTGGACGTTGGGAGGCTTCAATGAGTAATACGTCTTACCCAACGGGTGTAGAAAACCATGGCGGCAAGCTGCGCATATGGTTTCTGTATAAAGGAAAGCGTGTCAGGGAAAACCTCGGTGTCCCTGACACCGCTAAAAACCGCAAAGTGGCCGGGGTTCTGCGGGCCTCTGTTTGTTTTGCTATCAAAACGGGCTGCTTTGATTATGCGAATCAGTTTCCTGACTCGCCAAATCTGGAGAAATTTGGGGTAAACAAAAGAGAAATTACTATCGGGGCGCTGGCTGAAAGATGGCTTGGCCTCAAACGTATGGAGATAACAACCAATGCCATGCGACGTTACGACTCAATCGTAAGAAATGTGATCCCGATGATTGGTGAAAAAAAATTGGTTTCGGCGATTAACACTGAAGCTCTGCTTTACCTGCGAAAAGAGTTGCTGACAGGCTACCAGATCCTTTCAGCCGGAAAAACAAAGCCGGTTAAAGGCAGATCAGTACCTACTGTTAACTTGTACATGTCAGTTCTGCATGGCATTTTCAGATTCGCCGTGAGCGGTGGTTACATTGAGAAAAGCCCGTTTGAAGGAATATCCCCTCTTAAAAAGGCAAAGCCTGAACCAGATCCGCTAACGCGGGAAGAGTTTTCAAGGGTGATCGAGGCCTGCGGCAATCTGCAGATAAAAAACTTCTGGTCGCTCGCTGTATATACCGGATTAAGACATGGGGAGCTTTGCGGACTGGCCTGGGAAGATATCGATTTAAAGGCTGGAACGCTGATGGTTAGAAGAAACCACACGATGATGAAAGAGTTCACGCTACCGAAAACTCAGGCTGGCACAGACAGGATCGTTTACCTGATCAAGCCTGCACTGGATGTACTGAAACGCCAGGCAGAAATGACACGTCTTGGTAAGCAATATCAGATCGAAGTTAAGTTGCGGGAATTCGGACGCTCTACCATCCACCCTTGCACTTTTGTCTTCAATCCATCCCTGAGCGCCACCAACGGAAAAGCGGGCCATCACTATGCTGTGGCTTCAGTAAACCAGAGCTGGGAAGCGGCACTGCGACGCGCTGGCGTCCGGTATCGGAAAGCCTACCAGTCGCGCCATACATATGCATGCTGGTCATTAACAGCAGGAGCAAACCCCAATTTTATCGCAAACCAGATGGGGCATGCTAACTCGCAAATGGTGTATCAGGTGTACGGTTCCTGGATGTCCGATAACAACCGTGAACAGATCACCATGCTAAACCAGAAATTATCTGACTTTGCCCCACCCATGCCCCAGGTGATGGGCTCAGATTAA